TTTCTGCACGTCGCCTAGGTACTCGCCAGGGATCGACTTAATCAACCCGACGTTGACGCCGACAGAGGCGCGCATGGCCTCCTTGGTAACCGGCGTGAGCTGCAGATTTACGGCGAATCCAGACTTCTTGAGCGTGGCACCCAATCCGCGATCCAGCGCGCCAGCCGTCTGCCCAACGAATCGGCGCGCCATCTTCTGCGGCAAGTCGTTCAGGCTTGTCATCCACTTGGCAATGATGGCGTCGATCACGCGCCCGAGGATATCCCGCGCCGCGTCCATGGCGACCGGCTGGGGCGCCTGCCAGTTGTGGGCGACCGCCTGCATGACCTCGTTACGCGCACTGCGCAGGAGCTTGCTCAGTTCGGCGCGGTAGGCTGCCCGAACCCCCATGTTCGGGGAGAAGTCAGGCAGAACTACGCGCTTACGCTTGATGGCTTTCACGGCTCAAGGCCCGAATCAGAACCTTCACCGAACGAATCATCCACGCCCTGACCCTCTGGCACATCATCAACGTCAATCCCGTTGAACGGGCTTTGCTCATCCTTCGACAGCGCCTGCCGCGCCTCTTGCGGAGACACGATGGCAGCCGTGACCAGTTGCGCGGCGTTCCGGCCGTTGATGTCCTGAACTTCTGCCAGCTCCTTCGCGTTGAGCTGATACAGCGGGTTGAATTCCCACTTAATGGTCGGGTCGATCTCGCCGAACAGATCCAACTGAATCAGGTCTGAGAAGGTCTTGATGATCGGACGCACATGCGCCTCGTTCTGCGCCATCAGGTAGTCATAGTAGACCCTGATCTCGCCATCGCTGCTCGCATTCAGGCCGGCAGGAGTGGCCCCGGTAAGCTTCACCAGCGGCGTATGGCTCGGTCCTGCCATCTGTTCCTGGGCCTTCGTCAGCAGTTCGGGAAGGCTGGTCAGCGGAGTGTTGATCTGGTCGATCTCTTCGCTTTCCTTGTCCAGCAGCATCATGCCGCTGTTCTCGCGGAAGCGGTTGAAGATCCCGGCGCGGAGCCACAGGTTGGCGTCACTCTCGCCGCTAGTGAGGATTCCGCTCATGTCAGTAGATAGGATGGTCAGGCTGAACGCCTGGACGATCTGGGCCACGCTGTCGGCGGTGCGCTGGTAGCGCTCGACGTAGGGTTTCATCAGCTGGAACATCGAGATGCCGCCGAAGTTGTAGGCAGGCTTCAGGATGTCCGGTACCGGGCGCATCACCAGAGTCATCAGGCGGTCAGCGTGAACCTCCTTGCCCAGCACGTACCACTTTGTCGGGACGTAGAAGTCGTCCTCGGTCGGATCGTTGGCGTTGTACACGCTCGGGGTGGACCACATCGGCTCGATGAGGCGGAACCCTTTTAGGGCCCCTTTCTTGACGCCTCTAGGGTCGGTCACGAAGGGCAACTTGTCGTCGGTATGGTCCAGCTTGATGTAGATCTGGGCGCGACCCATGCCAAGTTCAACCTCGACAGCACGGCGGATCAGGTCGCGGACGCCGTACTGCTCGAATGCATCGTTGATCTGGTTGATTTTCCTCTGACGCACCGAGGCTTTCTGTTCCTCCTGCATCTTGAAGGCTTCAAGCTGGGTGTCGGTCAGGTCTGAGCCGCTGTCGGCGTCCGGGTCGTCGATCTTGAAACGCCCCCACTCGCGGGTCATCTCGGTGGCGGTCGTCTCGGCCACGGCGCGATAGTCGCTCGACTGGCTCATGGCGGCCAACACGGGGTAGCCGGGGAAGGTGCCGTAGAAGTTCGGAATGCCGATGGAGGCATATTCGTAGATCGACTGACAGCTGTCCATGGCCACGGCCGTCTTCTGACCGGAGGGCACCACAGAGGGCATCAGGGCGGGAGCGGCCAGCATGACAGGCGCGTCATTCTTCGCATTGCGGACCTGCTCGTCCTGCATCATGCGGATGATGGTGCGCTGCTGCTTCAGCTTGCGGTCTTCGATGTCCGCGGTCTTCTCAGCCAACTCAAGCTCGCGCTCTTTCAGCTCTGCTTCTTTGCGGCGGCGCTTGCGGCCAAGTAGATCGATCATCTTGATTGATTCTCTGCGTTGATGTTCAGACCGCGCCGTATCGGAGCGTAGGCCATTATGAAGGCGTCGGCCAAGTTAGGGGAAGGTACTTCGCGCTTTCTGAGGTCCTTTTTAGATTCTACTTTAACGCGTCCATTTTGGTCGAAATCTCGCAGGGGAGTGCACAGCTCCATCTTGATTTTTGACAGGTGCTTTACCTTACTGTCAATGCTGATTAGATCCTCTATCTTGAATTTAGGCGGAGGCGTGCCGTTCTTGATGGATTCAACCACCTGGTGGGTAAGGAGGAAGCGGTCTGCCACCTGCCACCATGACTGACTTTTCAGGTTAGAGAAAAAGTCCTTGTTCTTGATCTTGGTCTGTCCGTAGATCGCGTCAGGGCGAAGCACCTTTGATCCGGCGTTGAAACCCTCGTGCGTAACCTTGGCATTGGGATGCATATTGTTCAGTTCGTTGAACTTTGAGCCCGCCGAAGCGCCTACCCCGATGCTGTCATAGAATATGTGCGCTCGCTCTACCTGAGCGGAATGATAGGCTCGCGTGCAGGACTTCAGCATCTCATCCTCACGTCCGGCCCACTCATCTGCGGCGCGGGCGACAGAACCTTTCCGCAAGATCGTAGCGCACAGGTCGTCTCCGTCGTCGCTAATATCGAAACCAAGAGTTGCGCGACCCTCATCCATTCCAGGAATAAGTAGATGAGCATCGATGGCCGATTCCACCCAAGCCGATTTGATAACGGACGTATCGTCGTCCAGCAGATAGGCACCCTCCCAAATGTGATTGTAAAGGTTGACCGGCATAGTCGCCTTGTCGTGCAGGCGCTGCTCTTCAAGCTCTTCGCTAAACCAGGGATTGTCCGCATGGTTGATTGTCGCGACATAGGAGCGCGGAGGCGGCGCGGAGCCGAAGTTCTCTGCCACCCAGCTGTTGGGCCGCTTCGGGTTGTAAACGATCCATATCTCTGACTTGGGCGCCCGTATGGTTGGCAACAGGTCGACCCAGCTCGAATGGGGAACAGTTTCAGCTTCCTCAACTATCAGAAGGTCGATCTGAGCCATGGACTTGACGGCAGTGATGTTGTGCCTGAGGCCCTTGAATATGAACTCGGTGCCGTTGAACTTGTGCCGCAGGTAATCGACGCCGACCTCATATTGAGTGACCAGCCACGGACAAGACTCAATAGCGTTTTTGAGCTCTGCGTGGAAGGACTCCTTGATCGAGTTTTGCAGCTCCCGCGTGCAGAGAATACGCAGAGTCTCGACCGCGCCCCATATCGCCGCCATCTTGGCAGCGGTGAATGACTTCCCCGATCCTCGACCGCCGCGCAAGCAACGATACCGCAAGCTTCCGCGCGACGGCGCGAAGGCCGGGATCAGCTTCGGCGGCATCTCGATCCGGAGGGTTGTCATCGCTGGACTTCATAGCGCATAAGAGCGTCGAACGCATGCGGGCTCAACTTTTCGCGATGAAAATTAGCGATCAGCTTGATAACCCTCTCCTTGAATGGCTTGTATGAATCGAATGCATCATCTACGCATCCGAAATAGCCAAGGCTCTTCCTTTTCCCGTCCTCGTCGTTGCAATAGGCAAGGTACTTCCCATTGCGATCATCAAAGAATACCCCAGCAGGAATTCCGCCCCTATCTCTTGGCGAGCAGAGCATTACATTGATTCGCTTAGGAAGAAGAACGCACGTCTCCGGGCCGTAGACCTTGTTTCCGTGAGCCAGTAGATCTTTATCCAGCTCCCACCCAAGCTCTCCCCATCCTGGCTGACTAACAATCCATTCAGAAAAAACCTGGAGGTTATGCCACTCAGGAACAGACGAGCACCCTGCGTAGGTAGGCTGCTTGTCTTGGTATTTGTCGCAATAGCAGCGCCTCAGCATGGATCGCCACTTAGCGAAGGGCTCAGATTCTGACGAGAACCTCCCAACACCAAGATATCCGATGCCAAGATAAGATGGATGGTACGGGTTTTTAACTTTACCGTTGCGCAGGTGCTCGGCTCTAACGGAGCATTCAAAGGCGTTACTGTCTGCGTACCGGATAAGGACATCATCCCACCCTCGATACTCAACAACAGCGCACTCGCCGCCCTCTCTGGTCTTGAATATGTCGCCGGCTTTAATGGTTGTCATGCGGATCACCTAGAACAAGGCTGAACATGGGGAAGGGTGGCTATCGGGCGTTCATCTCCGACACGGCTTGCAAACCGCTGCCACCCTGAAATCATACCGTCATTCGACTTCGACAGCCATCGACGGCGCGACAATCTCGATGCGAGTCGGGTTGCCCACCATGCTGCCATCGCTGTTCGTGTGGTCAATCTTGGTCGGTGTGATGATATCGAACGCGTCGCGCTCAAGGGTGATTAGGGTCTTCAGTGTTTCGCCCAGCTTCTTTGAAATATCAACCCTCTGCGCAAGGTCGTCGCCCGACTCTTCAAGCTCGGCCTGGAGCTTATCCAGCAGCTCGCTATGGCGTGTAATGCGAACCCGGTGCCCAAGCTTGACTCTGAGTATTGCCTCGGCCCCAGCCTCAATGAGTACGCGCTCAGTCAAAACAGCGCCTTTGCGTACTTCCTTGCGTACCTCTTCCTTGCGTACCAGATCGTCAGCCTTAGCCTTGATCTTTCCGGCGAGGTCTCTCGTCCAGTCATCACGCTTTGCGCGCTTACGGATTGCTCCCTCGGTAACGCCGGCAGAGGACGCCATCTCGCGCAGAGTAAGGATTCCCGCTCGATAGTCGAGCTCGATCCTTTCCCAGTCCGGCTTCTTCTTTTCCGTGGTCATTGTTTACTACGCCTTATGGTCAATCCTTCATCGCTTCCATGCACCGATTGTAGTTCCACTGACTGAACCACCTTGCGTTGGTTTGCGGCGGGAACCAATTGGTCATGGATACGGTTTCTCGCATGTAGGTACGAAGCTGCTTCTGTTCGATCTGGCTGGCTTCTTCGTACAGGTATTCGATGGGCTCGCCGAGGTTGCGCCGCGCCATGATGATGTTGGACATCGCGCCGACGATCAGGCAGAACTTCTCGGGCTGCTGGTCGATGTTGTCGGGGATCTTGCCGGCCATTACCGGCTGGCACCAGGTTGCGACAATCAATGCTGCTGCTGCAAAACGTTTCATAAACATAACTCCGCCAAGGGTTGGTTTTTCGCACCACAAAAACGATTCGTCTCAGTTTGTGGCGCGCACGAACAATAGCCGGTCAATGATGCGGGCGACATTGCCGCGCTCTTTGACAGCCAGGATCAGCAACAGGGATAAAAAGATGGTGATGACCGGGGATATCGAGGGCCATTGCTTGTACAGGATGATTGACCCCATGACCTCGATCCACTCCGCGCCGGCTATTGCTGCGATACAGAAGGCCGTGATGCTCGGGAACAGCTTGTACTTGGCGCCATTGCGTTGGTACATGAACGCCACAACAAAGCAAAGGCTGCCGCATAACATGGCGTACAGCAGCGTATGGGCATGAGAAATACTCATCATTCACCTCTCCGGAGCTTTCCGATAGCGGCGGGTAGTTCTGTGAGCCACTTCGGGAGCTTCCCGGTGCTGAAAGTTTCAAGAACGCTGATGCTAACCAATACAGTGATCAGGCTGCATCCAAACGCGGCGATGCCGCTGGTTTTGGTCCAGGCCTGGGCGAGCACTTCAGCCGCGGCGTAGTACCCGCCAACCCATCCAGCTAGCAAGTATCCGACCCGCTGCGGGGTGCTCAGTTCCTTGGCCCACAGGACAAAGATTAACGCGCCCACGAATGAGCACACAACCGCGTTCAGGTCGATCTGTGGCATACAGCTTGCCACAGCAACCCCGGCGAATCCGACAATGGTACAGGCTGCCGGGGTGGCGACATCGGCCATATTCAGTCCCTTAGTGTTTGTAGCGGAAGTGTGAGGGCGCGCTTTGCTC